AGGATTATGACTAAGCTCCAACTTAGTCGGTCAGACCATTTTGACCTAGTGTACTCTGCTGCTTAGGCAGTTTTCTACTAAAAGGTCCTACTGGACCGTTTAATCTCTTACTAAAGATGTATGGGGTAGTCCCAAGTAGCCATACACGCGGTCAGCAGGCGATCTGCTGGGTGGAGCACCCCTCCTGTCCAAACCTGATTGGGCATAAATTTAATGACATGTCGTTAATATTATCTAATAAGGGGTCATCCGGGGGACCAGGGAGCCACAATGCTACTGGAACAAAGGCTTCAAAAATTGATAGAGTTATAGGATATTTTTTAAGAAAGAGAAAAGGTGTTGTAAATGCACCAAAAGTCAGTGTCGAATGTGCAACGACTGTGTTGGATTCCAAATACGGTTATCGCAAACTACAGGATGAGTGTGATAACATGACGTTTAGTGACACCAAGAAGTTGGATATGTCTGATAGAGACATTTTGGAAGGAAATACCACAATTCAAGGTTGTGGGGTTACTGCTCCATTAAATGTACTACATGACATGGGTGACTTGGTGTCGGGAAACGTTGTGCTAAAAACAACCAAGCCCGGACGGCGAACTTTTAAAACCGAAAGCAGCCAGCAGTGTGATGAATGTCAGACTGATGGTTGTTTTGAATGCCAAACTGACTTTAAAACCTATGACAAACAATTAGAGTCTATACCGAGGAGGTTGGTTGCTAAACTGCGCGCTAAGAAAACAACGCGGTTTGTGTACAGCCAACTGCTCAACTTCCTACGATGCAAGCATTTCATGCATGTCCGTGATACACATTTTATAACAACTTTAGTCTCTGATGCAAGGGCTTGGCTGTTAAAGAGTGGGTACACTATGGAGACATCATTAGATTATGCGATATTATCAACCGCTGTTCAACAGGCGTTTATAATATCTGCAGAGGAGTTGGAGTTTAGAGCCTCGATGAAAAATCCTAGAGTTCTTGATCACATTAAACATCATAATGCGACTATGGAAGGAAACCTAGGTAGGGTTAACATGTTTGAAGGTGAAACTTTCAAGCGTGCCGCGAAGCGTATAGCTCGCAGACCCTTCACGCGCACCTTAACACTTGGTGCGCCTAGACCTGAAAATCTGGTCTAATGGTGCCCGTTAGGCTGCCCTGTAAATGCTCAAATGCGATACCGCTTTCGGTTACGAAAGATAACGTATACAGGGTCCGAGCCAGTCCAACGGGATGCCAAATCCGACACTATGCAAAATTATTACATCTAAATTTTGAAGCATGGTGTAACATGGAACCACAATTTTATTGGAACAACTGTGCATGTAATGAATTCGATGCCTTGACGCGCCGTCATTTATTAGGACATATTCCGGGATTTATCTCAGGAAACCCAGAGTTAACAGCTTTGGAGACAAACCTAGTAATGATGTCGAACAGTGTCGGATCTTTCACGCCTGTGTCCCATAAGGTATTGATGGAGCACACAAGATCATCCATGAAAAAGCGGTACAAAAGAGCATTTTGGTTGTTGCGGGACAGGGTTGTGAATCTCTCCTCAAAAGAAGCCGGCTGTAAGACTTTCGTTAAATACGAAAAGATACCAATCGGGAAATATGAGGAGGGTAAACCGCCTAGATTAATACAGTTCCGTGATTTTACATATGTATATAGTCTCAAGAAGCAGGTCTTGGGACATTCGCTGGCTATAAAATCGAATCATGACATAATTTGGCATTTTGGTCAACCAGCCAAAACAATTTTCACCAAATTATATGACAATTATGGTATTGCAGAGGCCATGAATTGTTCTTGGAACGAGTTTTGTAGTCCAGTAGGGGTTTGTTTGGACCATTCTAAGTTCGATGGACATTATGCTACGGACCTTCTAAAATTGGAACACGATTATTGGAAGAGGCTAAATGGTTCGGAAGAGCTTAGATGGTTGTTAAGTCAGCAGTTTATTAACAAAGGCGTAACAGCGAAAGGTATAAAGTATAAAGTAAATGGCACTAGGTTATCGGGAGAGTTCACTACTTCCGAAGGTAATACGGTTTTAAATTATGCCATGATTATTACTTGGCTACAGCGTTCAGGTATTGAAAAAGCTAGGGTTCATGTGAATGGAGACGACTCTGTCATTATTTTAGAGCATAATGACTTAAATAAGTTGCTTCCATTAACATACTTTAGAAATTTTAATATGGAGACTGAATGCGACCGTATAGCTTACGACCTTAGACATATTTCATATTGCCAGTCTCAACCTATTAGGGTTATGAAGGATGGCAATTTGGTTTGGTATATGACTAAAGAGCCTAGTAGATCTTTATCACGTATACAATATGCTGATGATAGATTTTTATCTGTGTGGAAGAGGTATCTCACAGGGGTAGGCCTATGTGAGGTTGCTGTCTCTTCCGGTATTCCAGTTACTCAACAATTGGGTATCTTGTTATGTGGACTACATGAGAAGCCGCTTGCCAGTGTGGATAAATTCCCGGCGAAAAACAGTGGCAACACTTCTCATATAAAGCCCATTTTGGAGATAACAAGGAACGATTATGAAGTAGCATTTGGCATACCTATAAGAACACAACACTATCTAGAGTCTTTGATAGCCGGGGCTTCAAGATCTTCCCAGGATCTAGCGACTAAAAACTTAAACAAATACAAACTCTTTATTAATTTTTAACAAACCCAGTGCGTATATAACATATTAATTAAATATATATTATGTATCCATTACCTCAACGAACGAAATCGAGAACTATATCATCTATAGCTAACGACTTAAATGCCACAACACCCAACACAAAGAAACTCGGAGACCACTTCCTCAACTGCCGATATGACCCATTTAACCCAACACCGGTTAAGTCATATGTGCCTGATGGAAAAGGTAAAAATGTCGTGGTTAGAGATATCAAGCTGGCCCATAACCTTGTTGTAGCCAGTGGCGACACTCTAAACATGCAGATAATGCCTTTTCTACCTTACCCAGTGAGATTTAGCTCACCAGGTTGGCTAACAACGGCTGGAGTGCCAGGAACGAGTACTGTCGATGGAGCCGTTTTAGGAGGCAACACAGCTGGAAATTTACCAAATCCGGCTGCCGTCAATTATGTCGGCATGGTGCCTCCTAATATCCTACAATCGACGATTCCTTTCCCTGCAGGATCCGAGACAAGTGCTATAATGGGTGCCAGAATAGTTACAATTGGTTATAGATTGTACTATACTGGCCAAGCATCTAGCGCACAAGGAACAATTGTG